AAATTTAATTAAATTAATTAAATTAATTATTTTATTTTTTTTCTTTAGCAATATTATAAATATGGGAGGAGGCTTAATGCAGCTCGTTGCCTATGGCGCTCAAGACGTCTATCTTACCGGTAATCCACAGATTACATTCTGGAAGGTTACCTACCGTCGCCACACTAATTTTGCGATGGAATCAATTGAACAAACATTCAACGGACAAGCCGATTTCGGCCGTCGTGTAACTTGCACTGTTTCACGTAATGGTGATCTTGCATACCGCACATATCTTCAGGTTACACTTCCAGAAATTAATCAACAGATGTTGCCATCTAACGTTGCCGATCATGCTTATAATCGGGCTGCTAACAGTGATGGCAGTGGCCGCCAAGGTTCCAGTAACAAAGGAAATGATTATGGAGTATTCGCCCGCTGGCTTGATTTCCCGGGTGAGCAGATGATTTCGATGGTTGAAGTTGAAATCGGTGGTCAGCGTATTGATCGTCAATACGGTGATTGGATGCACATCTGGAATCAGCTTACCCTCACAGCTGAACAGCAGCGTGGTTACTACAAAATGGTTGGTAACACTACCCAGTTAACTTTCATTACTGATCCGTCATTTGCGGCTGTTGATGGCCCATGCTCCACCACTGCACCAACTCAGGTTTGCGCTCCTCGTAATGCTCTCCCCGAAACAACTCTTTACGTTCCTTTCCAGTTCTGGTACTGCCGCAATCCTGGTCTTGCGCTTCCATTAATTGCTCTTCAGTACCACGAAATTAAAATTAATCTTGATCTTCGTCCAATTGACGAGTGCTTATGGGCTGTCTCCACACTTTCATGCGGCAACAATGCCACTGCTACCAAAATTGGTACTGCTTACCAACAGTCACTTGTTGCTGCATCACTCTACGTTGACTATGTTTTCCTTGACACTGATGAGCGTCGTCGTATGGCTCAAAATCCCCACGAATATCTCATTGAGCAGCTTCAATTCACAGGGGATGAGTCAGTTGGTTCGTCGTCCAATAAAATCAAGCTCAATTTCAATCATCCTTGCAAAGAGCTTGTCTGGGTTGTTCAGCCTGATGCCAATGTAGATTATTGCTCTTCACTTATTTGCAATACACCACTTTTCAATGTATTAGGTGCTCAGCCATTCAATTACACTGATGCTGTTGATGTTCTCCCCAATGGTGTTCATGCATTCGCTGGTCCGGGTTCAGTTGAAGGCCCCGAAGCCTTCATTACTTCAGAGGGATTATTTGAACAGGCTGGTGCCACTGATGCCGTTACATTCCCTGGCTGGACATACACTGCACCAAATTTTAATAGCTCTGCCCCCGAGGCATTCCTCGGTCGTGATGGGAGCGCCCCGTTGGGCGGCGTTTTCTCTGATGCCAACGCAGCGCTTGGAGGGATTGGCCAGGCCAATGATTCGCCTATGAACGCGCCAAACAATGTTGTGGCCTCCGCCACCGATGGCTTTAATTTCCAGTCAGCTGTTTCTGATGCAGGAACATTTGTTCTTACTGAGACATCACTTGACATGCACTGCTGGGGCGAGAATCCAGTTGTTACAGCTAAACTCCAGCTTAATGGACAGGACCGCTTCTCTGAGCGCGAGGGCACCTACTTCGACCTTGTTCAGCCTTACCAGCACCATACCCGCTCACCCGACACTGGTATCAATGTTTACTCATTCGCCCTTCGCCCTGAGGAGCATCAGCCATCCGGAACTTGCAATTTCTCACGCATTGACAATGCCACTCTTCAGCTTGTTCTTTCCAACGCTACCGTTGGCGGTACCAACACTGCTAAAGTCCGCGTCTACGCTACCAATTACAATGTCCTCCGTATCATGTCTGGTATGGGTGGTCTCGCATACTCTAATTAAATTATTGATTTTCTATCATTTTTTTTCTAATTATATTTTAGCTTAAAAATTATATTTTTTAAAATAAAAAATATAATTAATATATATATATATATGCCAATTAGAAAAAAAACAAGAACTAAAAAAAGAACTAAAAAGGGAGGCGAACCACCTGTAGAGGCAGCGCAAGCAAAGAACGCCAGTAGTCGGCTCGAGAAAATCGCAAACAAAATAGTAGAAATAATAACTAACAAACTAGATACTGAATGCAACATCCTACCGGATCAAGTGACAGCTTGCAAAAAAACGTTGGCTGAGAATCGCGTGATAAAAGACATAGCAGAACAATTATTACCAACACATCTTTTTTGGGCTGCCAATAAGTTAAACTTATTAAACTACCAGAAACCGAAAACAGAAGTAGAAGTAGCACCAACACCAAAAGTAGCAACAGTAGCAGAAGTAGCACCAACAACAGCAGCACCAGTAGCAGAAGTAGCAACCGCACCAGTAGCAACAGCACCAGTAGCACAACAACGGAATCTAGCTGGAGGAAGCAAATCTCTTCGTAGAAAATCTCTTGTTCACAAAAAACAGAGATGCCCTAAATATAGCAGACGTAAAAGTGTAAGGTGCAAAAGTTACAGACCAGTGCGTAAATCAAGAAAACATAGATAAGAAAACACAATAACTAAATTTACATAAATTATATAATTTATATTTATAATAACTAAATTTACAATAGTTATATAATTTATATTTAGCAAAATAAATTATCTAATTAATTTTACCAAAAAAAATTATTTTATCTATCTATATATATATAATGATAGACGTTGACGATTTAGGTTTACAGGCTGGTTCATCTCAGGATGGAGGCAAATCACGCAAAGGTGGCAAATCACGCAAAGGTGGCAAATCACGCAAAGGTGGCAAATCACGCAAAGGTGGCAAATCGCTCCGCGGCGGCCAACACGAGCTGGCACCTGCATCGGTCGGCGGCAAACGTCGTCGCAGAGGCAGCAAAAAATCTCGCAGCAAAAAATCTCGCAGATGTGGCAAAAAATCTCTTGGTGGCAATAAAAAGAGATGCCCTAAATATTGCAGACGTAAAAGTGTAAGATACAAAAGTTACAGACCTGTACGTAAATCAAGAAAACATAATAACTAAATTTACAATAAATTATATAATTTATTGTAAATAATATTTTTTTAATTTATTATAAATAATATTTTTTTAAATATTTTATATCTGAACTTATCTCTACAATATTTTCATTATATTCCATTTTATAATAACAAATTAAAGTAATAACAACATCAGCCATTGCATTATGTAAATTATTTGGATTATCATTAAAAAAATGATTATATAGTTCTAATAATTTTGGATATTTAATAAAAGTTTTGCCATGTTTATCAATGCGTGTTATATTACATAATATTTTAGAATTATTCATAGTACAATATGATTGTATTGGTATATTTTTAGGATTAAAATTATGATTTATATGATTTCTTAAACATTCTACAATTATCATATTTTTATCAAATTGTAAATTATGCCCTATTAATAAATCAGCATTCAATAATAATTTATTAAATTTATTTAATACAATTTTTATATCAATACCATTTTCATTACAAGCCTTTCTTGTAATTTTATGTATAGAAATACTTTTAGGTGAAATAAATACATCATCTTTTATATTAATTAAAAAATTATTATACTCTATTACATTATCATTTGAAGTATCGTAAAAAATATATGCAAGTTGTAATATATAAGGCCATAATTCAGTCGATAATATTGAAGCGTCTCTTTCTTGAGGTAGTCCAGTAGTTTCCGTGTCAAAAATTAATATCTTCATAATAATAATTAATAAATAACATTTAATTTATTTATCAAATATATTATAATATTTGAAATATCAATAATATTTCAAATATCAATAATATTTCAAATATCAATAATATCTGAAGTTTTACAGATACCAAATGATTTACGATGCCATTCTGAAATCCCATATTGGTTTATTCCGTCCATATGTTTTTTTGTTCCATAACCTTTATTTTTTGAAATATCGTATAATTCATTTAATTTAGGATATTGTTTACACATATCATCTATATATAAATCTCTTTCTACCTTTGCTAAGATTGAAGCTGCAGCAATCGATGCATATTTGTTATCACCACCAGTAATACAAACATTTTTATATTCTTTTATACTTTCTGTTTCTTTATCATAATAAGTTAATGTTTTAAAACTATTTCCATCAACTAAAATTAAATAATTATTATTATTATTATTATTATTATTATGCATAAATAATTTTTTTAATGCTTTATGCATAGCCATATGAGTAGCATTTAATATATTAATTTTATCTATAGATTTTTCATCTTCATATCCGATTGAATATGCTATACAGTTTTCTTTAATATAATTTGCGGTTTCTAAAATTTTTTTGCGAGATGTAAATTTTTTACTATCTTTCATCAATTCATATTTAAATAAATTAGTTTTTGGAAGTATAACAGCGGCTGTATATACTCTTCCAAACATTGGTCCTCTACCAACTTCATCAATTCCAATTTCAATAATTGAATCGTTTGAGTCATAATATTTTTCAAGAACCATTTTAATTATTTATATTTTATTCAAAATTAATCAATTTTATTATTCGAAACTTTTCTCATGAAGTATATATAATGAATGCAACAATAAAATTTTTATTTACTGGACTATTATTAATACTATTAATATATTCTTGTTTAGGAACAACTTCTAATTTAGAGGGTTTGGCTAATGAAAAACCACAAACACCGAAATTGTCAAAAATATCAAAACAAATACCACAAATACCAAAAGGTTTAGATCAACACGATGATCATAGTGAATATTTAAATAATTTATCAAACCAGTGTCCAAATGGCAGAAATAAAGACGGATATTGTATACAAAATAATGCAAAAAATAAAAATAGCAGTCC